ATTTACCGATTGGTAAGTTCATAGCCTGAACCGATACGATTTCGTTAGCCAATAATTTAGAGAAAACACGTCTTACGATTGGAAATACAACCGTTTCGAATGCTCCGTTTGAAGATTCTGATGAAGCTTCGTTAATCAAATGTGACGCTTGGTTTTCATACAACTGCGCAACATTTTCTTTTAGGTGACCACGTAGGCCTTCAAGGAACCCTAATCTGTCCCATTTGTTGATAGTATCTTCTTTGATAACTTTAAGGTGCTTAAGACCAATGTTACCAACAAGACCTGATTCTAATAATGCTCCCATTTTTGGAATAATTTTTAAGTTTATGTTTATTTTATAATCTTACTCATGATATCTTTCATTCTTAAGAATTGAGGATTCTCATAAGTTTTAGATTCGATTAATGTCGATGCTGAACCAGATGAAGGAGATTTTTCAATCTTTCTTTCAATAGATTCAGTTATCGACGATTTGTTTGTATTTGTTAATTCACTTTTGATTGTACGATAAAGATTTTTCGATTCTTTAAGGGATTCTACACCATCAAATCTTCTCAAGATGTTAATTTTTTCTTGTTTAGATGTTGAGTGTTCAGTAAACAATCTTGTTGCGTAAGCTAAATTCGAATTGAATACAGCAACTTCATTAAGTTTGTCTCTGAAAACATTTAGTGCTTTACGATACTCTTCGTTTTTCTCACGAAGGACTTGAATTTGTTGAATATCTCTATTGTAACTTTCCTTTCTTAGGTGAGTAGGAGCCGCTTTAGGTTTATTCAAACTATTTCTACCCCATCTCTTACCATTTCCTAGTGTACGTGCAGCCTCTTTGGTTTCTTCTTTCGACATTCCAGAATGGAACGTAGCTAACGGTTTTCCTCCTTTACTTATAGTTTTTGGATTTTCCATCTTTTCTTGTTTCATACCTTCTTTGAATTCGAATTTTGGTCCTTTACCAATACCTACACCTCTTGTTCCTTGTTTTTTGTCTTCTTTGAACCCTCCTGATGTTTTCTTGTATGAAAATTTTGGTTTACCAATTTTTGCTCCTTTACCTATTTTAGGTTTCATAGCTTCATTTTGTAAATACTCAGAATCCATTTCGTATAAATCGCTTTCATCAGAATCCATTTCGTATAAATCGCTTTCATCAGAATCCATTTCGTATAAATCTGAATCCTCAATTTCATCCAAATCGACTTCATAAATTGTTTCATCTGAAGTATCGTCGAATAATTCTGTATCTGAATCATCAACTTCGAGTTCATATACGACTTCTTCATCGGATTTATCGTTGAATTCATTTGAATCATTCTTTGAAAATATATCATCAATGATTGATTTTAATTCTTCGTCATCCGAAGAATCTGATTCTCCTATTGAATATTCATCGTCTACGTCGAATGATTCACCAAACTCATCATACTCATTGTATTCATCATACATTTCGTATGTTTCCATATATTTGTCATCTTCTGACTCCATTCTAATCATATATTCTTGGTCTGCTTCCTCGTCGGAAAGGTTTATGATGTTGTCATCCTTTTTTACAATGATTCCGTCTTCTGGTCCTAATGCTTTGAAAACTGTTAATAAATCTTCATCACTGATATCATCATTTCCTGAAAAGTCGATTACATCTTCTTCATCATCAGGCATGTCCATCATTTCAAAATCTTCATCGTCATCTTCATCATCAGGCATGTCCATCATTTCAGAGTCCTCATCGTCCTCATCATCAGGCATGTCCATCATTTCAGAATCATCATCTCCCTCGTCATCAGGAATATCTGATAATTCAGGGTCATCTTCAATCTCCTCGTCATCAGGTTGTTCAGATACGATAGATTCTTTTACCAATTCTTTGATTTCTTGTTTCATAGTAGAAGCAAGTATTCCTTTTGCATTTTCGGCTACGGCCTCTTCCAAATTTCTCATTTGGATAAGAGCGTCTTCAACCAAGTTTTTTTCTTTTGACATATTTTTATGTATATTTTTTCATATAAATATATACACATTTGAAAAAAATTCAGTTTTTGGTATTTTGTGACATTTATTTTATAAAATAAAAAAAGGGAAACCTTTTGAGTTTCCCTTCACAATACAAAATTTTCAGTAACTGATATTACAAAACTTCGATTACTTCGTCAATTTTACTTTCTGCAATTGATGTGATTCGCCAATCCCAAGTTAGGTCACTATACCTTTTTGTAATCTTAGCTTCAACATCTGTTGGATTGTAAGCCTTAACAAGTTTTTCCTCTTTAACTTTTTTTACTTTACCAGTTTCTTCATCAGGGAATTCGTAGTAGAGTTTTGCAATGAAATATTTTTCGTCCATAATTTTATTTTTTATAAAATATCATCATAATATTTTATAAAATCAAGGATTACTTATTTAGGTATGTATTTAATCGATTCATCAAATCTAAAGATTTGTTTGCTTCAGGTCCTACGTGACGTTCCCTTTGAGTTTGTTTTTCTTCTTCTAAATTTTCTTCGAATTTATTCCTGTCTTCAGGATTAGAAAAAAGATAAGCACCAGGGGTTGATGGAGATGACACTAAGTCAAAACAAATTAATTCAAAATCATCTTGAACCTCGTTTTGTTCACCAACTTTTTTTAGTGAACCTACACCTCTTGATGATATACCTAATGTCACACCCTGTCTTAAGTAGTTTGCCGCTAAATCTCCTTTAGTTGAACAGATACCTCTTTCATGGAATCCTGGTGACGTTAACAATCTTAACTTACCCATTAATATTATTCCATCCCACCAAATATCTGTTATAATGTGAGCAACTCTATCTAAGTCGATAAGGGATGATTCAGGGTGATTAAGTTCTGAAAGTGAAACACCCTTATTAATCATTTTTTTATAATTTTCCGCTTCTCTTTTTAATATTTTCTCAGGGTAAATCCTACCATTACGATTTGGTGTGTTATATTTTTGTAAAACCGCATAAAACTCAAAAGGTTTACTGTGGTCCATAAAACTTTTGGATTCCATCAAAATATTTTGATTTCCGAATTCCTTTGGTGATACATATCCTGCGTCATACTCAATAAGAATTCCTTTCCCTGATTCATAGGGTTTCAATATTTTAAGTTCGTTCATATCGATATTTTTATATAAATACCTCAAACTTTATATTTATACCTCAACAAGTTCAGTTTTGTCTTTTTTACTTAAATGAAAATCGAAATATTCGTTTCCTCTGAATATATCCGAGTGAATACAACTTACAATAGATTTTATTGATTTTTTTAATTTTGTAGATTTGAAATCCATCTCTTCTAAAAGATATAGATTGATTTCTAAATTTGTGAAAGACCTTTTTTTGTATTGAATTCCGCTTGTTCGTAAATCTAAATCAACTATGAATTTTTCATCGAACATAGTTTTGTCAAGACAATTGAATACGACGTGTTTGATTGCTCTTGACATATTGAGGACAATTCTTGTCCAATTTTCAAAATCGTCTTTTGGTTCTACCCAAGTTTGAATGTTAATGTAAATTGATTTTAAGTTTTTTGAATCTACCGTACCATAGGTAATTTTTGACGATTTGAACCCGCTTAGTTTAGCGGTTTTCCCTTTCTTCATTCTCTCATTTTTTTCGGAGTTTATTTATCTGAAAAAAAGGTAGATAAAGTTTGTCAAAATGTCAAAAAATTAAATATTATCAACCAAATTCTTTAACTTGAAGTATTCTAATCTATCAAATTTTTTAGATTTGATGTTATCTATTGTTTCATTAATTGTCTTTTTGACAGATTCGTCGGTTTCACCCTCTAAAACAACAACTAATTTAACTACTGCTTCATCTTTTAGGTTTTGGAATTTCCCAACTAAAACCGATTCATCTTCTTTTAATAATGTATTGAGTTCTTTTCTTTCAGATTCGTTTAAGTTAGATATAAATTCTTCAATAGTTTTATTTGCAACTTTTACCATAGAACTTAAAGGTAATAGAATCGTTTCTTTACTTTCATTGATTGGTGTTTTTTTCAATCCCTCAACAATTACTTTTTTACTTCTTACTTTATTTTCCAAATGTAAAACATCACTTGAGTTGTAAAATAAATTATCTATATCAGTATATTGATTATGACAATTTACACCAACTGTCCATCTTCTCAAAGATTCTAAATCTTTTTTATTAGTTTTGTTCAAGATGTTTTCAAACATTGTGATTGATTCAAAAACAAAATCTTCTGCCAATTTCTGGTCATAACCTTTGTTTGTTGATAACTCATCATAAAGAAAAAATAATTTAGATATGTTTTTATTTGATAAAACATTTCTATTGAAATTTTTTATTTCTTCTTTGAAGGTTCCTTTACCGTATGATTCGGAAAGAAGCTTTTCAACTTTTGATTTTAATACACCTATTTTCATTTGCAAATATTTTATAATAAATATTAGTCATTTAGTATTCTATCAAGTTCGTTTCCAATATCACCCAAAGAATTTCTTGCTCTTGATAAATCTATAAAGTCATCTTCATTTATCAAATCGTTACTTTCCAATAATATATTCATATTATCTCTTCTTTTGGATTCTGGTGTTACTCCTGCACCTCCACCTGGTTCAGGACCCGGCGGTGGTGGCGGTGGTGCTCCTCCCATATCTCCTCCACCTGGAGGTGGAGGTGGTGTGGCCCCAACTGATTCTGTGGCACCTGTTTGTTTGCTATATAGTTTGTCAACATTATCAAATATACCTGTATGAACAATAATAGTTGCGGTATTCGTGAGTTCAGCTGCCACCGCCTTTTCAATTCTTTGTTGTTGTAAATCAAGTTGTATTTCTTGGTCTGAGAATCCTAATATATGTTTTTTAGCCCAAGAAACTGAAACAGGTGCAATACCCTCAACCGCAGTTACGGCATCTTTATATAATAACATTTTTTCTTTCCAAACATCAACCGCCAATAAGTCAGCTTGTTTAGATGAATTATTCAAACCTAATGTAAAATTACTTAATTCATCTTCGAAACCTAATAAGAACAAATGTATGATGGCAATTTTATTCATTTCTGCCAACATACTTTTTTGAATTCTGTTTATTGTTCTCGCAAAACGAATATCCATCAATGATAGATTTTTACCATCACCAACAGGTTCCTCAAAACCTAAGAACGCTTTTGGAACACGAAGTGCGGTCAATAATTTCTTTTGGATGTATTCAATATCGGCAATTTCTGCTAAGTTTTGAGCACCTGCTAAAGTTTCAATAGGACTTGCCTGTGCTGGGTCACGAACAGGAACAAAATAATCTTGGTCAACCGCCATTTGGTTAAATCTCATATCCACATTACCTGTCTTATGGTCCACAACTTGTTGGCGTTTAAACTTATTTGCTACACGATTTACATATGCCTCAACATCTTGGTCATCCATATTACCGACAAACACTTTGAAAATCCTTCTTTCGGGTGCTCTTGATGTTCGATAAATTAACATCGCATCTTCCGCCAAAATTAATTGTTTCCAAATACGTCTTGCTTTTTCTAACATAGATGTTCCATAAGGAAGTTTTCTGTCATCACCTAATAATCTAAAGTGAGCGATTTCCCAAGAGTTAAACTCCATATCACGGGCTTTCCACTTGAATCTCAAACCAGTGTTTCTCGGGTCTGCTTCAGTATTGTAAGTTCTGGACGCCATACCCATCTCTAATCTTTCGATTTCAATATTAGGTAATTGCATACAACCAACGACACCCTTTTCAGGGTCAAGTTTCAAATACACAAAATTATCACCGTATTTACAAGCATTTCTTGTCCACATCGGTAAATTGGTGTTTATGTCAAGAGCGTTATTGAATAAATCGGTCAATATTGATTTTATTCTTTGTGAATCAGAATAAATTTGAACCATTTGACCATCTTGATTTACTGTTGTAGATTCTTCACCATAGATGTCAAGGGCAGCAGAAATCTCAGGAGTATATTCCATTGATTCGAAATCGTAAAACGATGCTAACCTTGTTGGTTCATAATAAGTGGCTTGAGTATATAAATTATTCTCAATTTTGGTCCACTGATTGGCTAAGTAATAAGTTTGCTGAGCCTGTAATTTTTCTTTTTCGTATTGTTGTTTCGAAGTTGTTTTTAATAACTCCGTTTTGTCATATTGATAAGTTGGGTAGTCCTGACCTAATAATGAATAGGGTCCAAATGTTTTGGTCAGCCTTTGCCAAACTGTAAGATTTTGATTATTTTCCATAGAATAAAATTAACTACAACTATAAATAGATAAACAATAGTTTTGTAGTTCTAAATAAATATTATCTCATCCCCCCAAATAACCAATTATATTTCATATAGTCTTCTCTCGATGGCCCTGAATTTAAATTGGGGTCTTGATATCTTGATGGCATGTTTGGTATTTGTGGATTGAATGCCATTGAACGTGAAGGTAAATCATCGTTCTCTACCGTCCAAGAATTTATCATTGCTTTTGTTTGTTCTGTGACTTTTGTAAGTTGACTAAAGGACGCTTCCGCAACATACAAGGCCATTGCAATGGACATAATTAAGTCATCGTGCCCACCTTTTTGATGGTCAGGTCTTCCGTTGATATAAACAAAACTATTCATTTCGTTCAATAATCTTGAACTTTTTAAATTAAATTCGTGTCTAATTGCTTCTTCAAAGGACGCAATTATCTGAACTCTTTTGGAATTGAAGTTTATACCAGGAATTTTTTCGGCTTGTTTAGGGTCATATTTCCATTTGTTTTGGTAGTCAACACCATCTACATACAAGTTTTTATATCCAAGTTCTTGCATTTTTCTTGATGTAGATACACCCATACCACCGGTAATATCAATTACAACAAATGCAGAATACATATTTGCCCATTTGAAACAAATCTCAGCCATAATGTCGGGAGGTAATTTCCCAACAAATTCTGCGACCTGTTCTCTTGTGTCAAAATCTATAATCTGAAAAGTTGAAAAGTCCTCAGAATCTCCTCTTGAAACATCGACACCCATTACATACTTATGACCCATTACAGGCTCATTCCAAATCCAAAGAGAATTCGACATCATTTTGTTTTGGGGTTCTCTGATAAAATTTTCTCTTATTTTTTGTAATACTTTTGAATCAAAAACGTTGTCTCCTGAACCCAAAAAATTACATTCCAATTCTTGAGAAACCTTACGTTTGTCGTATTTAAGTTTTTTTACCATCGACTCAAACCAAGATGATGATGGTTTGTATCCAATGGACATATAATGTTTTAGTTTTTCATATTGTTCAGGACTTGTAACATCATAATCATCGATAACCTTTATTAAATCCTGACTGTAATTTTCTTTATTTAAAAAATAATCGATAATATCATCCGTTTGAACCAAATATAAATCTTTAGTGTAACGGGGGTCTTTATACCAATACATTTCAGATATTTTGAAATCATTCATTGCTCTGATAGATTGGTCATAAATTTCATAATAAATTGGGTCGTGACCATTTGGTGTTGAGATAACAATTACTTTACCACCTGTTGATAATGACGCCATACATGCGGACCAAAAGTCAGCATCGGCTTCAATATATGCCGCCTCATCGAATATCAATATAGTTGGTGTATAACCACGTAAGGCATCCTTTGATGTTGCAACCGCTTTTACCTCACAACCATTTGTTAATTTATAGTGTCTTTGTGAATTTTTTTCTTTCGTAAATCCAACATCAACCCAAGAAGGCCATTGTTCTACAAATGCACGAACTTTGTTTGCCATTTCTTGAGCGGTATCAAGTTTGTTGGCAATAATCAATATTTTTTCTGGTTTTGTTTTTTTGGCAAATACCAATCTTTTGGATGCCCAAGCGGCGGTTACGGTAGAAACTCCTGCCTGACGATATTTTAATGCAATATTTTCGTTGTAGTTTTCGTAGTCATCTAACAGAGAAACTTGGTCAGGAAATAATTCTAAAGGAACATATTTTGACACAGTATTATCATAGGTCTGTAAATAAGTACGAAGTGCGTAAGGGGTATCCTTTACGCACTTCACATATTCTATTAATACTTGTTCTTTTGTGTATGCCATAGATTAAACCATAGTTTCATCATCATCGGTGTCATCGAAATCTTCGTCATCTTCCTCACCGAATTTATCTTTGAGGTATCTCTCTTTCATTTTATTTTCAATTTCGGTAACATAGAAATTCAAAGCTTCTTCAGCCTTTTTTAGATTTCCAGTTCTAATGATTTCGTCCTGATTTTCATCCCACACCAATTTCAACAACTTGAAGAATCTTTTGTGATTAGAATTTGCAATTGTATGTATCAAATTGAACAAAATTTCACCTCTAATACTTTCGTCCTCAAACATTCTAGTAGGTAATAATTTAGTTATTCTGTTAGTCATTATTGGTCCGAACATAAGTGCCCAAGCTTCATTGGGAACAGTATCTGTAGATTGCATTACCAAATTAGCCTGAGTTGGGTCATCCGGAAGTGCAAATGTAGCAGGTACTTTCATAACACCTTTGATTAATTCGTGAAGAAGTATAGGAAACGTCAAACCTCTAGCTTTGATAGTCACTGGGTCTGTTTCATCGTCTATTTCTACTTGACCTACTTGACCCGCGCCCTGTTTTATTAAATTCTTGGTATATTCTTCAGGGTAAATCCAATACAAGTGTTCTAATATGGCCTGAGAAATGCTATATAATTCTACTAATTCACCATCATACTTATTTAAAATTTCTGAAATGTTGGTAAATATTTTTTCATTCGTTTCAGGGTCAACACCCGTTTCAATAGACCCATACTTATAGTATGATGCATCTTGTAAAGAAAATCCTTGTACTAAAGTATTGATAAACGTTCTTTTTGCGGTTTCTAAGTCAAATGTTTCCATAGCCTGTATGAAATCATCCATATCTGCTTCAGGACTATCAGATTTTGAAAAGGCCTTCTGTACTTCCTCAACTGAGGGTTCTTTGTTTGTCAATCTCATGCCAGCAGCTGGAGGTAGTGGGCCTCCAGTTAATTTTGCATCAAACAAAAATTTATCATCAGAGAGATTGAACATTCTTTTAACAATTTTGACAGCCAAATTCTCCAAACTATTGGTTATACCAGCCTCTTTTTCTTTGATGGTATAAATCATATCCCCAACATAGGTACTAAGATTACGTAAAACTTCAAGATTCGTACCCTCAATTTTCTCTGTAGAACCTAAAGCTTTTCTAACTTTATCAACAGAAAGTTTGAATCCTTGGGTCGCCAATTTATCGAGTACATTTTCATCCGTATCTTTGAATGGGCTCATTTTGTGATATTGAGTTCTACGACTCTCAATATCTCTTTGTTTTTGTGGTTCCATCCTTGGACGCCCATCATATTCTACCTCATTTACTGTTCTATATCTATTTGCCATTTTTAATAAAATTCTTTAGTTGATGTAATTAGTAATAAAACCTAACCCGCTTGATTTAGCAATTTGTGAAATCTCTTCCCACGGAAAAAGGTTCTTATTTCCAGCCTGTGGTGCGGGTCTATGTTTAGGTCTATATGGACTATCTTTATCCGGCTTACCAGGTTTAGTTGTTGGTTTAGTTATTGGTTTTGAGGGAGCCGTTTCAGTACCAACAAATTCCCTTAATTTTTTTGCTTGCGGCGCTGGTATATGTTTAGGTCTATATGGATTATCCTTATCAGGTTTAGTTCTATTTGGTTTAGAAGGTGCATCCTTTTCTCTTGTTTTTTGTTTTTCTTTTGTTTCCGATTCTGAAATCATTTCTAAAAATTCTTTTTTGGATATTTTTGGTTGTAAATGTCTTTCCAACAAAGATACAATTTTTTTCTCCAAAAACAAATTCACAGGGTCTTTTCCTTCCTTGATTGATTTTTTAACATCCATCACACATCTTTCATATTTTTTCTTATCCTTACGACCAACCTGTGCGGTGCATATCGCCCAAGGATTATATTTTTTCTTTGGAGTTTTTTTCTTACCCTCTTTCATTTCAGATTCCATAGGTGTCACAGAAGTTTTTCCACCTTTTGTTGATACAACAACATTTTTACCTCCCGTTGGTATTTCTGTTTCTGCGTTTGTCGGTATAGTATACGAAGTTACAGTTTTTTGTTGTTTTGTAACCGCAGGGCTTGGTTGTTCGTTTAATTTATTATATAATAATCTTAATTGAGATTCAGTTAAGTTGGCTAATGTTTCTGCTTTGAGTCCCATGTCAATTAATTTAAATGCCAGTTTATTCTTTTTCATAAACAACTTGTTTATCAAATTCTAATACTATATCTCTTTCATATAGTTTATCTTTTATTTTCTTTTCGTCTTCACCGTATCTGAAAACTAATCTTTTTTCTATGTCAAAATTTATATCAGAATCGTCACTTTCCCACGCTAATGCTATTACATCATCTAAGGCGTCAATCATAGAGAAAAAATCGGAATCTTGAATTAATGAGAGTTTTATCTCCGCATTTT